GTTAGCTTCTGGGCCAGCTTGCGGTCCGCCAAGTTGAGGTTGTGCTGGAGTAACAAGAGGAACGGCTGCTGGTGGCTCTTCTTTCTTTGCTTGGCCCATAGCTTCATAAGCTTGGCCTGGGATGCTAAGTGCACCACCAAGTATGGCACCGCCAAGAAAGCTATCAAAATATTCTTGACGAGCCTGTGGGTCGGTAATGTTAAGTCCAGCTTGTAAGCGTTCAAGAACTTGTTGTCCAGTTTCTGTAAGGCCTTCAGCACCCATGACCTTGCCAGTTGTAAGCGTATAATCAGCCGCCTTTTGTGCTACCGAACGTTTAGCTAATTCTAAAGCGGCATCTTCTGATAGCTCTTTCCCAACGTGGCCGAAAAGATTACGCAAGCCTGGGATCATTCTAAAGCCAACAATATCTAATGCTGCTTGAGGGATTGCAGCAGCTGCAGCGTTTCTTAATGAAGCTTCTTCTAGACTTTTACCCTCGTCCATTTGACGGGATAAGTTGCTACCAGTGAATTGTGCGCCTGATGCAAGACCGCCAAGTCCTACTATTCCTGCAGTGCCAAGAACTTCTGGCGCAAGTACAGCCGCTGCAGCTGGAGCAGCCATGTAAGGCAATGAACCGCCAGCAAGCTCAGCAAACTTAGTGCCTGGAGCTTCCATCCAACCTTCAGTTGTTGGCGTATAAAGGCCTGCCGCAATTGCATCATTACGTCTTTTGTCAGCTTCAGCTTGGGCAATATCTTTTAATCCAGCTTTGCCTGCTAAAACAGAAAAGTCACCTTTAAGTTTTTCAATAGACGAAGCTGCAGATCCAGTAAACGGAGTAAGCTTTCTGGTGTTAGTTTTTAAAAACTCATCTGGATCAAATGGCGCCGCTTCTACTGGCTTATAGTTCTTTAAAAATTCATCTGGATTGAATGCCATTTTAGCTTCCCAATTGTAGTCTTTGCTTGATTATAGCAGACCTTGGGTCACTTGCGTTGGCTGGATCATTTGCCCATTGTAATGCTTGCTCTTCTTGAGGCGTGAATTGCTTTTGACCAACAGCAACTTGATACTTATTCAGCTTAGGTTGTGATGGTGAAGAAGCCAAAGCGGGAGATGCGCCTGGGGCAGCACCTGGCTTAACTGAGGCCGCATTACTTACGGATGGATAATATTGTTTATACTTTTCTGGCAACCTATTAATTGCCATTGTAGATGCAATTGCATCCAACTCTTCTGGACTAGATTTAACTGGAGATAATTTTTCTTTAGCGTACAAATCTTTAAGGATTTCTTTGTAAATAGCATTATGTGCTGTAGCAGCAGCTGCCATATCTCTTTGAGTAATTGCATCCATACGTTGCCCAGCAGCTGCAGCTTTGGTAGCTTCAATTTGCTTAAGGCCAAGTTCTTTACTTGTCATCTGGCCAAGTGTAGTTTGCATGTTATTAAGCATGCCAGACTTACGAGCAAACTCTGCCTTCTCTTGTTCAACTTGTTGCTGCTGTGCAAACTTACGAGCAGCTTCTTGTCCTGCCTCAATTTCTTTTGCTGTCTTATACGCTCCCTGTGCACCTTGTCCAAAGTTAACCATAGCGTGAGGTGATGTACCAGCCATCATGTTTACACCCAAACTAGTTAAAATATCATAAGGCATGCGTTCTTTATCAGCAGCAATATCTGCCGCAGTCTTTGCTGCTAGGGCTTCTGATTTTTCAAATGGATTTCTTTTCAATAATTCATCAGATAAAGTTGAAATTCTAGCCTCAAGCTCATCTGATCTTGATGGTTTGTCTTCTACTTTATTGCCAGCCTTAAAAGCAATAATCCCACCACCAGCCATCATTGGCTCGCCTTCTGGAACCATGTCGCCAGTTGCAATTGCACCAATGCCTGCACGAGGTTGGCCCATAATCTCTGCAGTTTGTGGATTGTTTTGCATGCGGCGGTAAAGCATTAACATCTCTTGAGCTTCTGCAACTTCCATTGGGCTTGCTTGTGGATTTTGAATTAACTGCTCAAGTTCTTCTGGCTTCATCATCCTGACGTTGCCACCAGCCTTAAATGATTTCTCTTTAATAGCACCGCCTGCCTTATTGTTTTTAAATCCGCCTGACGCGCCGTAGATGCCAAGACCAGCCATGCCCAAGCCACCAAGCTGAGAAACCATGCTTGGAGGAGCTTGATACATTGATGTTGCAGACTGTGACAATGGCAAGCCACGAGTCATGTCTGACATGAATGCCAATTGTTGGTATGGATAGTTTTGTTGTTTCAAAAAGTCTTGGTATCTCTGATCAAGATTTTGTTGAGCCTGAGCTTGCTGGATTGTGCCAACGTTTTGCTGTGCTTGATTAATAGCTTGCTGTTGACCAAATTGCGTTTGACCTAACTGGCCTAAAGTACCAGCTGCATTGTTTGCTAGACCATAGCCTTGCAATGCGCCTTGTTGACCTTGTAGTCCTAGGTTAGCACCAAACTGCTGAGCTTGCTGCGCTGCTTGGAATGCTTTGTCGTAGCCCTGACCAATAGCTTGGTTCATTGCAGTATTCATGTTGCGGTTATTCTCAGAAGCCATTAATGCTTCACGAGATCCGCCAAATGCACCTTGCCTGGTTGCATTACCCATTTGATTGGTGCCAGCAATGCCATACTGTCTGCGCATCTCATCAAGTTGCGGGGCCAATGATGATTGAATGTATGGGTTCATAAATGCTTGAGTAGCATATGGGTTGGTAGCCATTTGATTATAATTTCTACCCGCATTTTGCATTTGCCCCGCCATGCCATATGCGCCAGCGCCCGCTTGTCCAGCAAGGTTAGATGCGGTGCCAAGTTGGCCAGCAGTCTGCATGTTTGCAACATCATTAAACGCACGATTTTGCAATTGAGAAAAGTCTGCAATACGCTGGCCACCATAAGCTTTGTATGGGTTTTGATTGATGTCAGTTAACGCTTCAGTTTTACCAAGCAATCTTTCAATGTTTGGACGGATGTATTCAGGAATACTGACCTGAGTAATTGTTTGGTTTGTAGGCGCAGGAGGAGGATCATCGCTCATCCAATAACAAGTTAGCCAGTTTTGAATTACCCATAATGGGTTAAGCCAATTAATCATTTTAAACATATTTATTCCTTACTCTCGTCTGAGTTTAATTCTGCGGCATACGCTTCAAATGAATCGTTTTTAGCCATTTTCTTTTGGACATCAATTGCAACTTCAATTGCCCAGTCATCACCGCCAATAATGCCAGCGCATGCAGTAATGATTGATAAATAATTATTACGTAGTGCGTAGGATAACTCTAAATTCTCTTTGTTTTTTTCAAGTTGATTCGCTGCCATCCAGCTTAAGATAGCATTTTCCATCAATGGGTTTAACGTTTTAAAGTTTGCTTGATAAAAATAATTTCTAGGTAACTTAATATATGCGTTGATAAAAGATAGGTTAACATCTTCATCGCTAATAGGCTTGTCTTTATCAATAAGATCATCCCATATATGCCAAGACGCAAACAGATCAACAATAAAATTAACAGCTGCTTCATCACCCTTAAAGTAAATAGTAGTTAACTCACGCAAATTCACTTATTAATCCTTTGTCTGAAATTATCCAGCGCTTCTCTATCAAATACAACCTTATCAAAGTTTGGTTGCACATTCATTTCCACCAAATAAGAATGGCGCTCAGTATCAAATGTTTTATCTAACAAATTTTCATAAACTTCTTTTGCAGTCAAAGGATTAAATAATTCAGAAAACTGTATGTGCATTCCATCAATAAGGTTTAATGACTCTGCCTGCTCTTCTGTAATTGTGTTTACACCCATTTCGTTTGCTAGTAAATCATTAACTTCATCCAAGCTTCTATGGATAATAAGCTTTTTTGCAGGATGGTTGGCGAGCAGTTCAGGAGTGCGCCATAATCCAGTGCATGCAATCCCTAGTTTTTTATCAGACTCAATTGCATCTAGATCTTCAAAGTAATACTTGTACAATGGATCGTGTATGCACAAGGTATTATCAGTGGTTAGCCAATTAGCAGCCCATGTGGTTCCTGATCTTGGTAAACCTGTAACAATGAAATCAATCATGCTGGTAGGAATTTCTCAGCTTTAATTTGCTTGCCTTGTTTTTTATTTCCAGTGCGAGCATGGCGGACTTTATCCATCATGCTGTAAAGTCTCTTAGCACCAGCATCAGTAGATCCGTTTCCTAAATGTGATACAACGTCAGCAGGAATTACAAACTCACCATCAGCTAAACGTGCTGGCTGCTTGCCACCAATGGTTGCAGGAATGTTATCAGACATCCCATCACCAGGGCCTTTTAGCATACGTCCGCCATCTGAATACCCACCTAATGTTGAAAGACCGCCTTGAGCTTGCTTAATAACCGTTGCTTGAGGTGCTGGCTTTTCTTCTTTATTTAGCATTTGCAATAGTTCAATAGGGTTGCGTTTGGCATAATCTTCCTGGCCATAACCTTTATAGCCTTCGGTAATGTCCCCACCTTCAGCCATCTTTTTGTATGTTTGATCTTTTGGATTGTACTGGTATTGACCGCCACCACTTGTTTGTGAAATCTGAGGGAAAAGTTTACCCATTAATCCACCAACCAGCCCATCATTAGCAAAGTTACCAAACATAGCCTGCCCAAATCCTTCAAATCCGTTACTTGGAGAATTATTTTGAGTTTGAAGTTGAGGCACTTTGTTAAATGTTTGAGTTGCTGGATCATATGTGTATTGATATGACTCGGCTTGTGGCTGTTGCTGTTGCTGTGCTTGTTTGTTTTTATAATAATCTGCCGCCCAACCGCCGCCGCCATTCATGTAACTCATATTGCCAGTAGGTGAGCTATCGCGTGGTAATGCCCCAGGCATGTTGCCAAGCTCAGAAATATTTCTTGCTTGCGGTATCCCACCATCAGCATATCTAGCTATACCACCCTGAGCCATTCCAACTGATGCTCCAGTAAATGGATCTGTTTTCATTTCATAGTCTGCGTTTACAACCTCAGCGCTTGTTGGCATTTGAGTTGGTGTAGCAAAGTTAGTGTGAACTTGTTGGCTTTGAGGATACATATTGCCATCAACAAAAGGAGCTGACATTAGTCCACCTTGTGCAGCAGCATATACTGGCTGAGCTGTGTATGATGGGCTATAGTAATTACGCTCTCTCTTGTCTAAGATTGCATTACCTCTTTCATCATACATTGGGCCGTTGTAATCTTCTTGGTTTGTTTGATTTGCACTGTATGTGTAAGGGCGGATATCACCTTTATCAACTGGTTGTGGCTTAAAGTTTGGTTCAGACATTGCACTTAATGCGCCAAGTCCAGCTGCGCCAATGCCCAATTTGGTTGGAGTATCTTGCCTTCCCCACCATGCGCTAGCTTTATCAATCATGCCTGGGTTTGCGGCTTTATCTGCTGCGGCTTTTGCTACTGCTGCATTTTGTGTTGCCTGTGCATTTGCAACTTGAGCGCCTATTGGATTGACTGCCTGAGCAGTAATTCCAGCTTGGGCATTGATTGCAGACTGTGCATTTGCCAATTGTGCGCCAACTGGGTTTACGGCCCCTGATAAACCAGGGTTTTGCATCATGGAAGTAATGCCTTGATTTGCTGACTGAGCAGTTGCTTGAGGAACTACTTGTGCTGCAAGCGGAGTTTTAACTCCAGTAGGATCAATTTTTGGTGCATTAAAGGATGCCATAGCGCCTGACATAAGGCCAGACGTTAAACCCATGCCTAGGCCCTTACCAAGGTCCCCAGTCATTATAGTTCCTAAGCCGCCAGACAATAGACCCATACCAACGCCCTGAGCTAATGCGCCACTTAAACCAAGTGATGATCCAATACTGCCAGCTAATGGGCCGCCGAATACAGCTAAGCCAACAGGCAATGCAACCTTCAGCAAGTCTTTTAAGAACCCAGCTTCAGGTAGTCCAGTTTCTGGATTAATAGTTAATGAGCCACCATGCTGTACAGCCATTTGCTGCAAAGCGTCAATCTCGCCTGGCGTCATATGGATCAGCTGAGTGTCTTCGTTTCGCCCTTTAGAGCGAATGTAGTCGGCTGCTGCTGGCAATCCGCCCTGTGCGTATGTAAGTGTGTAGCTCATATAAACCTCTTTGGTTTTATTTTGTTAAATAATATCATTATTATACGGATGATACAAATACTGCGGTTAGAATAATAGATGGGGCTGCAGGATGTATTGGGCTTGTCCCAGGAGGGTATGTGCCAATAACTGTATCTCCAGACTCTGAGTGAAACATCAATTGAATATTGTCCCCAGCATTTATAGAAAGCACTATATTCCAAGCAGCTATGGTAGCGCCTAACTTAGCACCAGGCCCTGTTGGAATTGTAGCAACGCCAGCACTATATGCAACATCAGTACCATTTTGCCTAAACCAAAAAACTACGTTATCTATTGAACTTTTAGGATTTAAAAGTTGAGCGCTAAACTGTATGTTGTAAATTCCGTCCAAGCCAAAGTTAATTTTACTATTATCTACTGTATCTATACTTACTTGATTGCTAGTATCTGTTGAGTCAAATGGAATAGCCAATGCCGTTGTTGCATTTGGCACTGCTTGCGCTTCGGTTACATAAACTCCAGCTGCATGAGAAGCTCCTGAAGAGCCATATTGAGAGCGAGTAATTCCAGTAAATGTGGTTGCTGTTTTTCCTGTGTAACTAATTAATTCTTTTCCAATTATAAGCGTACCAGCAGATGAAAACAAAGCGGTAGAGTTTACAACAATAGTTGCCGTTGAACTTGAATTTGGTATAGCATTAGTTAAAGTTGTATAGCCATCTTGATGGAATGCACCATTAGGAAAGTTTAAATACGACCCGATTGTGTTAGCGCTAAATGGTTGTGTAAAATTGTCTATCTGTGCAAAATAAAGACGTAGTGCATTGTTTAGTTGGTCTTGATACTGCTGGCTATACTCAACTGGACCAATAGGTAAGTTGGGGGCCTTGGATGGGCGAAGCGGGATATTCTTTTCATCAGCCATTATCTGCGTCCATCTGGTCTAATATCAATACGAGGGCAACCTAACTGCCATGACACACCAAGTCCTGTTGACTCAATACGGAACGCTAACTGACGACCACGAAGTCTTGTATATACCTGCCCTGTAAACTGCTGAATGTTATATACCTGTGAGGTACCATAGTTATCTGCACTTACTACTGCTGGGCTATCAGCTTGTCCATATGGAGTTCCTGAGTTTACTCTTGGTCTAACCGTCATTGTTACTGTGGCGTTGTTTACTGTTGAACCATTGAAGTTTATATCTGGAAGGATACGCCAAACAAAACCAAAATTATGCCCGTCACCAATATCAAAATCAGAAGATTGAACATAAGCTGCAATAGGAAGTGAAGACTCGCCAGCATTATCATCGACCGAAGATTCATGATACAAAATCCTATTATTATAATCAGCTGCCATAGGGTATTCACGAATGCCTGAATCTAACCAAGCAGTGCGAGCCATTGTGCCATAGTACCAAACACGGTCTACATAGTTGTAAATAACATACTTATCAATTACTGTGCCATTACTAGAATTACTTACATAGAACCACCAGATTTCATTGTAGCCCTCATTAGTCCCTGAAAATACTTGGAAGCCTTGGTCTTTGTTAATATCATTAAAGATATACTGACGTAATGCACACGGCAAGGTTTCAACACGACCTGAATACATATAAAACTTATCAGTACCCATCCAGTAAGTAACGTTGTTAACTGTAATAGCAGCATTAGGTGAGATGATAGAAATATTGTCCATCATTATATTAAAACCCCATACATAAGGCGCACCTAGGTACTGCATGGAATACAATGCAGAGTCTGTCCAGATTAGAATTTCTTGTCGTGTTGCACGGGCGCACATAATGAATGAGCCATTAGTTAAAGCAAACTCACCTGCTTGATTTGTTACATCTGGTACCCATTGATTTGGGTCTAGTTGGTCTGACCAACGTACAAGCATTGGATTAAAGTCTGTAGCAGGGTCGCCTGAAAAATAGGGGTTTGCTCCCATTGCAATAACAAACTTTTGGATTGCCGAAGATACTACTTGATAGGTTTGTGTTGGCACATAAGCACTGCCAGATAGAGTTGATAATAAAGATGCGCGGGAACTTACTCCACCCGCCGCTTGCCAATAAAATATATTACCACCACGAGGCGCAAGAACTAAATCTTGCCCAAAGTTATCAGAAGACCAAAGACGTAATTGCTGACCAATACCCGCGCCAGTAAATGCTGAACCCCATCCACGAGCACCTGATTGAGGAATAACAACAATAGCAGAACCGCCGCCTGTACCTGTTGATGTTGCTGTAACAATCGTACCCGCATCGCTATTAGTAGTTGTTTTACCTGGAGTTTTAATTGAATATGTATTGGCTGTTAAGTTTGTAATTGCAAAAGTAGTGTTTAAATCTACGGCAGGGATACCATTAGTATCAATGGCGCCTGTAATAACAACAAAATTACCTGTTGAAAGCCCATGCGCGGTTTGTGTTACTACTATAGTGCCGCTATTATTAGTTGTGGCTAACGGGTTTGCACTGAGCGCAACTGGAACATATGGTGACCAAGGGCCTGCACCCCAGCCTGTGCCTGTAGTATAAGTATTTAAACCAACTGGCACTTGGTAAGAGATTGTATAGGTTCCGCCATTACCTGTGTCGGATGCATTGGCTAACACAGGGAGTCCTGTTGTTGGATTTTTTGCATTTATTGTATATGTTGTACCTGACACTATTGAAGCTACTTGATATTCTTGGTTTAAAACCGCAGCGGTAATGTTACCGCCAAGTCCCGTAGCACCTGCAATATTAATATAATCGCCTACATTTGGTGAATAGCCACTGTCTACAATAGTTAAAGAACTTGAGCCAGTAGTGGCAGTGATTGTGTTTGTTAGGGTGTTTACATCTACAAACGGAGTAATATCGTTATATGAACCGCCTGACTCAATATAGTATTTAATATTAGTACCGACCCCAAGATAGTTAGAGCCGTTTAATGCTTGCCAATTCCATAGATTTCTAGCAGTGCCTAAAAACGTACTACTTGATAGACGTGACCAACCACCAATCTTTTCAGGAAAGCCAGAACGAAAGCGAACCTTGTCCCCATCATACCAACCGCCTTCGTTAGCATAATCAGTACCTTCTCGGTTAAGTCCTGGTCTAAATTCTAGTTTCTGTAATGGCATGGTTACTTTCTATTTTTGTTTTTTCACATAGAACAGACTGCGCTCACCGAATAAGTAGAACCCAATCACAGAAGCAAAGTTAGATACTTGTTCGTTAACTACTCCGTTACCTACTAATGCTAGGTAAGCCCATGTCGATAGCACGATTATACCAATAGCTGGGCGCATTAAGCGAATGATTGCTTCAACCCAAGGATAACTAGGATTACCCCCACCAGCTTCGTTCATAGTCTTAAAGAACTCTAAGTCAATCTCTTTCATCTTTGCATACTGCTCAATGGTTGCAGGTTTGAACTGGTCTGGTGCAATAAAGCGATTAATAAGTGACTTACCTAAGTCTACTGCTACTGGGCCTAAAGCCGCTAAGATTGTAATCGGGTCCATTATAGAGTCTTCCCTTCTTGAAAGTCAGCGAGTTTTAACCCGCCTGTAAATTGCATGTGAGCCATCTCTTTATTTCTAGTCCAACGCCAAGCCCATTCAAGACCTAACGCTTCACCAATCTCGCCACATTTTGTAAATAACGCATCGTCTTCCCATCTAGCTTTACCCGCTACAATAGGGACAAAATCAAAGGCTACACGCCAGTTATGGAATGATTGCCCCGCTTTTGCATTGGTTACTTTCTTGCCTGGGGTTGTGCGGCCTTGTGCGTATAACGCATTTTGTGAGGCTGCATCCCTATAAGTTGACGTAATTAGTACGTCAATATTGTGTTTAGCGCAAGAAGCAATAAACTGCTCGCATAGCGTTTTAACTTTAGGGTGTAAATCTTCTAGTTTGCGTGAGTTAATCATTATGCAAATATTGTTACACTAACTAAAGATGCGTTTTGATAAGGACCACCACCATAATCTGCTGTAAATCCGCGAATTGATTGTGTTGTGCGAATTCCTGTATTAAACCCTGCTGTGCTACACCCAAAAGAAACTACATTATCATCCCCACTTATAAATGCCCCACTATTAGGAGAACCAGCACTACCTATAGCACTATAATTTGTAAAAGGCATTGCGGTTGTAAAGTTAATAACAAATGCGCCAGTTGATTGGAAAACTACGTTAGCTACGTTTTGAGAGCCTGCGTAAACAGAGCATTGAGAAATTGTAATTATTCCTGTTGGCAATGTACCTGTGTATGAGATTGTAGTCGAGGTTACTGCTGTTACTACAGCTAATATGCTATTTGTAGATGCGCTTATGTATATATAATGCCCTACTTGATAAGTATGAGGGCCGCCTGATGTAATAGTTAAAGTTACAGTTCCAGATGCCGCTGTTGCTGTTGCAAGTAAATTTGAGAATGAAGCCATTGAAAACGATGCAAATGCTCTTGCCCCAAAGTATGGTGCTGTACCTGAAGTAGGTGTAATATTTGTCGTTGCTGCTGGGGTTGAGCTTGCCCATGTAGTTACTCGAACGGTACCATCACCTGTTGCTTGGCCTGTTGCAGTAAATGTTGGATTAAGCGCAGTGATTGTAGTAGAAGCTACAGTTTGCAAAGCACTTACTATATATGTACCTGCCCCACCTGAACCTGTACCTAAAGCTGTAATAGTTGTATTGGCAGTTACTCCCGTACCACTAAGAATCTGACCTACCGCTACCCCACTACCCGCTGTTACAGTTAAAGTTGTCCCTGCAATAGACCCTGTGATTGATGTGCTAGTAGCCCCAACCGCAACAAAACCAGCTGCTAGAGTTGTTCCAAGTGTTAGTACCGAATACTGAGTGCCAGTAACCAAATTGATTGCGTTTACCGTTGCACCAGCCGTTGATGTTAATACGTTGCCTAGTTGACCTGGTCTTACTGTAGCTACCGCACCTGTACTTGTACTGTTACCAGTTACTACTGAGTTTGGAGTTAATGAAGTTTGCCCTGTGCCACCACTAGATACACCAAGCGCAGAAAGTAAATTAGTAATTGTAACCCCGCTAATCGTACCACCAGTAATATTTACCGCATTATCATATTGAGTACCAAGTGTTCCAACTAAATAAGCAATGTTTGATGAAAATAATGTGTTTGATATTTGTAACGGAGATAAGAATGAGATAACAGGGTTACGTTGAGCCTGCGCCATTACTCCACTTAACGGATTAATTTGCACGTTTACCCAACCACCAATATTTAAATCAGATGCATTAAAAGCCTCGGCACTACTTGTTAGTGGTCCATACGCATAGAATGTAACTGGGCTTGTTGCTGACCCTACTAGTTGTGCTGAACCACTAAGTCCATATGTACCTGTACCACCCGTGCCTGTAATTTTAGATGTAACTTTATTCATTGGAAAGTTAGTCAATGAAGGCGCTTCTAGGTATTGACTAGTTGTAATAGTTCCTGATGTTACAGAGGTTACAGTTAGTGTTGTCCCTGCACCCCCTGCAGTATTTGAAATATACCCGCTAAATACAGCATTGCCTATGGTGTCTGCACCTGTAAGTGTCCCCCATCCAGAGATATAAGTGCCATCAACTGTGTTTACACTATTTAAATACTGACCTAATAGCAGCTGGTTACGTAGCACATAATACTTACTTGCAATTAATATCCCAGAGTATGTACCTGTTACTACAACGGCGCCTTCAAATGCCGCTGCGGTTGGTGTGTCTGCTGAGGGCTCACCTTGTAGGTAGATAGATTGTGTTTTGTTTTGGATGTAGTCTACTGTAGCAATTTGGTTAAGCGTTTTTAAAGCAATAATAGGCTGCGTGTAGTTAACTGAACCGACTGTAGCTGCTGCACTTAATACATAGACCCCACCGCCACCTAGTGCGCCACCCCCTTCAGAACTTGATGTTTGACTTACTATAGTAGTACCATTTGGGATTGCACTTGGTGTATATAAAATACCTGGATTATAAACAGTTTGGCCTGGCGCAAGTGTACCTAATGATACTCCTCCCGTAGGGATTGTCATGTTTGTACCAGAAATATACCCCTCAGCAACAATTGGCTCCGCCGTATATGCTGTAAATGGCGCTACTGTAAAACAATTAGAGCCTGTGCAATAAATTAAAATACTAGCTCCATTAGGAACTACTGCAATATTCCCACTATTACCTAATGCAGTTGGACCTGCACCTGAACCGTAGGTTTGAACGTTAACCGATTGTCCACCTGTTGAGTTATTTACTACAATATAAGTTTTAGTTTGTCCGCTAGGAACTAATATAGTATTTGCTGCTGGGTTTGTTACTGATGGTGTAGAATTTAATGTAACTGCACTGGGCACTAGCAGCACTGCGTTACGTGCTTCATCTGATACTCCGTTAAGGTTGGTCAATACATAGTTACCACCTGTAGGAATTGAAATGCTTTGAACCCCTGCAATTGCCTGTTCAAGTAATGTGCCGAGGTTATTGTTAGTGGTTGTACCCCATGTACCTGACTGGTCGCCGTTACCAATAAGCTCTAATTTTAAATTGGGTGAATATGTTGACGCCATGTTTATTCCTTAATTTTACGTTTGTGTATTATTTATAGTAGTCCAAGTTGTTACTTCATCATTTGATATTCTAAACCAGCCATAAGGGACTATTCGGTCTAACATTACCATATTTTCACTTGTTAAACCATTTAAAATGGCCTGGCTTACTACTGCTTCACTAACACCTAATTCTTCTATGTTTTCTACATTAAAATACACTGTAACTGTATTAGTGTCATCATTAATAACGGCCTCTACTAACTCAGCATTAAATATAGCTTCAAAACTTTGACTATTATTAGATATAAGTGTTTCTACTATTGCGGCTGTAAATAAATTAATTGACGCTTGAATATTAGCAAGTGTAGTTGGCTCTACAATATCTGCAGTAATTACAAATATCGTATTTTGACTATCATTAGATAATAATGCCTCTATTATTGAAGGTTTAAATATAGCCGCTGCTGTATCAGTTTCTGCTAGTACGGAGTCTTCAGTTATATCCCTATTTATTATTCCCTGTGCTGTTTCAATATCTGCTAAAACTGCATTTTCAGTTATATTGTCATTAAATAATTTAAAAATATTTGAAATGTCAGCTAGGGTTGCGTTCTCGGTTATAGATGCTGAGGTAGCCACATTATATAAAACAATAATAACGCCCGCGGCGCCTGCAGTGCCATTATAAGCACTACTACTAGAGTTTCCAGGTGCCCCTGCCCCTGCCCCGTATAATCCAGGATTGGCGTTATTAGTTTGGCTTGTACCCCCTCCAGAACCACCACCTGAACCAGCGGTACCTCCAGCGGTTAATGTAAACTCAATACCTGCGCCACCATCGCCGCCATTATTATTAGCGCCAAATCCACCGCTACCACCACCACCATTTGAGCCGTTGGCCCCATCTGCATTCGATGTTCTTCCCGCCCCACCACCAGAACCTAATGAGTTATTACCGCCAGCCCCCGATAAAGAGTTAGAAGCAAGGGAACCCGCAGTTCCGCCACCATTACCACCACCGCCACCACCAGAGTTAGAACTACTAACGCCATTGCTCCCTGCACCACCTACGCCATTAGGTCCACCTGCTCCACCACCACCACCACCGCCATTAGAATTATTGCCAGTATTAACCCCGCCATTACCCCCCTTACCACCAGCAAAAGCTGCGGTAATAAGCCCTGATATTGTTTGAGCTACCCCGCCATTACCTCCAGTAGAAGATGGGGCAATTGTACTTATATTTCCACCAGAACCACCATTAGCTATGTACGTAGGAGAAGGATAAGGAACTGTAGGAGATATCGCAAATAAATATGACCTAGCGGTAACGCTACTTGAAGGGGTAGATGATGCTGTTCCAGTAGAGCCAGCTACAGCTTGTGTTTTAAAAAATATTGCAGAAGAAGGGGCTGTTCCATCGCTATCACTATCTAATACTGTATATCCTGTAGGTGTACTAAAGGTAATACCCCCTAAGGTTGTAGATGCGACATCAAAAACAATTGAATCAGCGACAGTAGTTGTTATTGCTGGAGCAACCGTTGGTGTTGCAAGGGCACCTAATGCTCCGCCTACGCTAAATTGAGCATTACTATAGGATACTATATACCCTTGTAATGTTCGAGAAACACTAGCAGTAAATGTATAACTTGCTGGTTCCGATGCTGCTGTTTTGTAAAATACCGTTCTACCCTCAGATGCTGTTATTCCTACAGTCCACCCACTAGGAGTAGTCCATGAATCTGTATTTGCTGTAGTTAATATAGCAATTAATAAATTTCCATCGACAGTGCCAGCAGGTACATTAATTGTAATTGTTGTTGATGCAGAAGTTAGCTGCGTTTTAGTAGTTCCAACAAGTGTAGCGGGTAAATACGGGTCTAGACTAAGAGTAGTTGCTCCACCAGTTCCCGCTGTAGCAGTGGCATTTGCATTATTAATTGATGTACCAGCTGTTCCGCCAGCCCCAATAGTAATTGCGTATGCAGCACTAGGAGTTAAGGTAACATTTGATAGTTTGGTAATAGCCCCACCACCGCCACCTGCACCGCCCGTACGGTAATTGCTAGTGCCTCTTCCACTGCCAGAACTACCACCACCCCCGCCAATAAGATAGATTTGGTTAGACGATGAGTTCCAATCTGCAGGCACAGTCCATGAAACACCAGATGTAATTCTTAATATTGGCATTGTTAGATTGGCTCCCCTGCGTCTACATATGGCACTACCACCTTACCTTCGGTATTATAAAAATAAGGGTCTTGGTAAGTATATCCAATTTGCACAGGTAAATCAGGTGGGACTAAAACAAGAATGCAGCTGCCTAGGGGCGTGTCTGTAGGTTCGGCAAGAATCATATTGACGACAAGAATCCCTTCAACAACTGCGCAAGTTGACATTAGCTTCCCCTTATATTAAGAGGTTGCTGTAGTGCTATAAGTTACGTTCAATTGGTCAGTGTCTGCAACAGACTTGTTGCCACCAGTAAATGCGCCTGCAGAATACAATATGCCGTTTGTATCGCCTTTAGTTGAAACAGCACCTGGACCCAATACAATAAAACAACCCGAAACTGTACCACTTGAAGTAAATGTAAATGATACAGCAGCACTAACTGTTTTAGTAGCTACGTTTGAACCAGGAGTTACATTGTTATTACCTGTTGCACCCGAAAAACTTGGGACTGGGCGATTGCCAGAATAAGCAGGGGCAGTACTACCACCACACTCAGTCCAAGCTTTTGTACCCATTGTGTTAGTCGGTAAAAAAGTTAAAGTGCCATTTAATAATCCCATGTAAGGACCTGTTACAGTATAAGCACTACCTGATATTAACGTATCAAGCATTAAAATCTTACCTACTTGAACTACTTGGTTCTCAATAACATCTTCCCATTTTAAGTTGCCATCTTTATCGTAACATTTAGCTACGTAATGACCTTCCATACCAATTTTTTCATTAAAATCAGCTGACTTAATTAAAGCAGCGCTACTAAAATCGCCAGAACCTGTTACTTCATTATGCATAATAAACTCCTAAGATAATCTAATAATGGCGTTATTTGCGTCCGCCGTTGGAAAAGTAATTGTAAAACTATCTGTTGCCGTTTTGTCAGAACCAAAATTTAACACCGCAACAGCGGCTCCAGTAGTGCTATTGTATATTAAAGCACCCCTACATGTAAAACTAGCTGGATTCCAAGTTACTGTATTAAATGAAACATATGCAGTTGAGCCACTATAGGCAGGGGGTATAATGGTCAGCGTTTCGCCTCCTGCGCTATATCCACCACCTTGAACCTCGTTTTGAGTATCATATGAAAGTGTTGCTGCACCTAAATTAGCGTTAGCATCATATAGTGCAATAGCGTAAGTGTAAGGTGTGCCAGCTGTAAAGTTTTCTAGTCCTGCTAAACAGTTATATTTAAATATAGTGCACTGGGTTTGAACGATTGCCATTATAGACCTTTATATTCCAAGCTAGTTTGACCCTTACGGTATGCATCATTACGTTCAAGACCATCACCAAGACGTTTAAGTTGACCTAAAGATTCTTGGAACATCTTTTCATAGTAAGTAACCATATCCTGTTCACCCTTCATAAAGATGACTGCTTCACGCATAGCGCCATAAAACAATACGGGGTCGTAGTTATCACCTAACCATGAAGTGCCTGTTTGGTTTAGTACTTCAGAAACAGATACTTGAAAGCCTGTACCTGAACCGCCTATATATGATGAAGCAATTGTAAGAATGTCACCTGGAGAATAGAGCGAGCCTGTATTTGTTAGAGTTACCGATGCTACATACCCTTGAGCCACAGTTACTGTAGCTGTTGCGCCAGTCCCTGAAAACGTATTAGTTGGGTTAAGGTAGGATAAAGGAACCTCATAGTATGTACCGTTTGTA